GCTGAACGAGCTGGTAAAGAATTTATTACAAATGAAAGAAATACATCAACTTCATATGAAGAACTTGATTTTGATGCTTTATATAAAGAATGTTCTGAATTAGTGAAATCTATCCCGCCAGAGAAAAAAGAGTATTACCGTCCTAGAATTGAAGAAATTATTGGACGTAACTTAGGTAAAGGAAAAAAGATTTCACAAATTACAAGAAATCAAGTCGAACAATTATCATTAATTGTATATGATTTAAGAGAACTTTTTGAAGAAGAAGTCAAGGAATAATCCTTGACTTCTTATTTTTTTTATGTTATAATAAAATATAAAGAATAAAAAGGGAAATGAAATGATACCTGCAAAATGTTTACTTTGTAATAAAACTTTCGATAGAGAAAAAATAGCTTGTATTAAAATAGGAAATAGATATATACACGAAAAGTGTGCAATAGCAAATCCTAAAAAAATAAAAGAATTACAAGACCGAGAAGATTTTTTTGCCTGTGTTAAAATTATTTATGGGCCTAAATATGAATATCAAATGATAAATAGCCAAGCTGAATATTTTATTAAAACTTATGGATATACTTGGTACGGAATGACAAAAGGACTACAATGGTTTTATTTTGTAAATAATGGAACAACTGAAAAGAGCAATGATGGAGTAGGTATTATTCCATATGTTTATGATAGAGCAAAAGAATATTATCAAGAGATAGAAAAAACAAAAAAGAAAAATGAAGAAATAAAAATGCGGCAACCGGTTATCGAGATTAAATCTAAGTCTCCCCGCGCATGGAAGCAACCGCCGCGTATGTTTGATTGGGAGGATGATGAATAATGAAAAAGGGTAAAAGATATTGGTGGTATTTTCATGGAGAGAAAAATAAAATAAAATCAGGTCTTTTTACAGGTGAATATCAAAAAAATGGAAATGCTATTTTATTTACTAAAAGCGGGGATTGTTGGAGTTTACCTTGTGAAATTTTATTAGACAAGGAGCCCAAGTTAAAATGAGTAAAATAAGATATGTAGATATTCCCGCTATTGTTCAAGTTATAGGTTGTGTATATCGGAATCCCAATCTTATAGATGACGAAAGATATAGTTTTACTTCAGAAGATTTTACTGAAGATTTACATAAAGTGGTGTTTGGTTCAATTTTTAATCTTCATAATCTTGGAGTTGAAAAAATTACAACTTCTGTGATAGAAGATTATCTACAAAAAAAACCTAAAAAGTTATCTGTATATAAAACTTATGATGGAACAGGTTATCTTTCTAAAGCAGTTGCTATTTGTCAACCAGATGCTTTTAATTATTATTATCATAAAATGAAAAAGATGACGCTTCTTCGTATGTATAATGAACGAGCGGGTCTTGACTTATCATGGTTATATGATATAAATAATATTTTTGACCAAAGAAAAAAACAAGAGCAAGAAGAGTGGATAGATAATGCAACTGAGGAACAAATTGCTGAAGCTATTGATAATAAAATAGAAGATATAAAACTTAAATACCTTAATGGTGCTGTTGATGATATTATTCAGGCGGGCGTCGGTAGTGACGATCTTCTAGTCGAGCTTCAGACAACTCCAGATGTAGGTTACCCTCTATATGGAAACTTAATCAATACCGTGTTCAGAGGAGCTAGACTTGGTAAGTTTTATCTGCGGTCCGCGGCTACAAACGTTGGTAAATCCAGAGCGATGGTGGCTGACTGTTGTAATATAGCTTGTAATGAAATTTATGATTTAGAAAAAAAAGAATGGGTTAAAAATGGAAGCACAGTGGAACCTACTATTTATGTTATGACAGAACAAATCTTTAGTGAAGTTCAAACTATGATGTGGGCTTTTTTGTCTGGTGTTCCCGAAGATCATATCTTGACAAATAGATATGAAGGGGATGAACTTGAAAGAGTAAAACATGCAATTGAAGTAATTAAAAATAGTCCTTTATATTTAAAACAATTACACGATTTCTCTTTACAGGATATTGAAAATGTTGTTAAACTTAGCGTAAGAAAATTTAACGTAAGATATTTCTTCCTTGATTATATCCATTCAAGTATGAAAATATTATCTGAGGTTAGTTCTAAAGCATCAGTTAAAAATCTAAGAGAAGATAATGTATTATTTATGATTAGCGTACGTCTTAAAGATTTGGCAACTGATAATGGTATTTTTATTTTATCTAGTACACAGTTAAATGCAGATTATCAACACGCCTCCATTTATGACCAAAATCTATTAAGAGGAGCTAAAGCTATTGCTGATAAAATTGATGCCGGTAGTATTATGTTGCAGTTAAATCAACAAGACCATGATAATATAGATGAAATGGTAAATCAAAAAGGATTAGAACAACCTAACCTTAAAATTTCAATTTATAAGAATAGACGTGGTAAATATAACCATATTTTACTTTGGTGTAAAGCAGATTTGGGAATCTGTAGAATTAATCCTATATTTGCTACGGATTATAATTATCAATTAATTGATATGGAGGATTTGAAAATTGTTATAGAAAAAGAATGATAATAAATATACTTTAAATGTATATTATTTTGATAGAGGTTTTAGTTTAACAATGAATGAAGGCTAGTTTAAAAAAATTAGTGATAATGAAATAACAATTTATGTTTAGCCCTATAATTTAGAAACTTTAGAAAAAGTAATTAAAGATTTACAAAATTTTAAAATTTGTATAAAATCAAAAAAATATGAGTAAGAAATTTTTTCGTAAACCTAAACCATCTCCTCCTCATTGGTTTTATTGGGATACCGATAATTGCTGGGATTGTAATTGTAATCATAATGGATGTAGTAGTTGTAAAAGGCTAAAAAAATTCAAAAAGAAAAAATATGAACCAAGGAATGAATCAAAAAGAATACTTAGAAAATATTAAGAATGATTTAACATTAGATCAAATATACCAATTGCTTGTTGACCTGGGCGGAGAACCACAAATAATTAATAGTTCTTACATCATTTCAAGGACCATATGCCATAACCCTCCAGGTCAAGGTTCATTTAAATTATATTATTATGATAATACAAAACTTTTTCGATGTTATACAGAATGTAATGATGCTTTTGATATATTTCAATTAATATTAAAAGTAAAACATCTTGCTAAAAATGTAATTGAGTATTGGGCTAAAGGAGGAGAATTAAAAACTCGACCTTGGGATCTCCCCGATGCTTTACACTACATTCTTACTTATTATGGCATCGAAGAAGAAAATGAAAATTTTTCAGAAGAACAATTAGAACTTCCTGACAACAAATATATATTTGAAAAAACAAGAAAACAATCAATTAAATTAAATAATCAGCAAACTGTTTCCTTTGAAAAATATGATGATTCTTTTTTAAAAAACTTCCCCAGACCTAGACTTTTACCTTGGGAAAGAGAAGGTATAACAAAAGAAAGTATGGATAGTCATAATATTTGTTATGACCCAATTAATCAAGGCATTATAATTCCACATTATGATATTAATAATCAGCTTATCGGAATTCGAGAAAGAACTTTAATCAAAGAAAATGAAGCTAAAGGAAAATACAGACCCGCTATTATTTCAGGTAAAATGTACAATCACCCTCTTAGTTTCAATTTATATAATATTAACTTTTCTAAAGATAATATTAAACGAATGAAAAAGGTTATTGTATATGAAGGTGAAAAATCATGCCTTCTATTTAGCAGTTTTTTTGGAATTGAAAATGATATTAGTGTAGCGGTTTGCGGTAGTAATTTAATTAATTACCAGGTTGAAATGTTAAAATCTCTTGGAGTAGAAGAAATTATTATAGCTTTTGATAAACAATATCAAGAGTATGGAGATAAGGAATATTTTAAATGGGAAGAAAAATTAATTAATATATATAAAAAATATGGAGGATTTATCCAAATTAGATTTATATTAGATACTGGAAATTTATTAGGATATAAAGATTCTCCGATTGATAAAGGACCAGATATTTTTCTTGAATTATTTAACAATAGAAAAGAACCTAGATAAGAGTTGTTATTTACTTGACAACTCTTATTTTTTTTATTATAATATAAAAAACAAGAAATTGAAAGAAGGTATGAATATGAGATATTAGCTAATTAAACCTATAAATGAAAATTATTCAGTTACATAGCAAATCTTAACAAATAGAAATATTCCAATTAATAAAATTAATGATTATTTATATACAAGTGATGCGGATGTTGCTCCTCCCGAAGCTTTAGGCTAGAGTCAATTACGATAGGCGGCCGCATCATTAATTTCAACAATTTCAAGCCAAGGTAAAACATTAGTAATAGTTGACTCAGACTGTGATGGCTTTACCAGTTCCGCCATTCTTATAAATTATTTACATGATTTTTTTCCTAGTTGGGTAGAAACAAAACTTGATTATATATTTCATGAAGGTAAACAACACGGTTTAAATGACCATATTTTAAACATATTAAAACAAGATTATAAATTAGTTATTATTCCCGACGCAGGTTCTAATGATTCTAATGAATGTACTTGTTTATTTAAATAGGGAACTAAAACTATTGTACTAGACCATCACTTATGTGATATATAGAATCTCAATGCTATTGTTATTAATAACCAATTGTCTGATTATCCAAACAAAGAATTTTCGGGAGCAGGTGTGGTTTGGCAGTTCTGCAGATATTTAGATAAACTTTTAAAAGTGTCAAATGCAGACAATTATCTTGATTTAGTAGCACTCGGGAATTGTGCAGATATGATGTCTATGACCTCTATTGAAACAAAACATATTATTAATAAAGGTTTTCAAAATTTAACAAATCCATTTTTTGCTTCTCTTGCTAAAAAGAATGAATATTCTATGAAAAATAAAGTAAATCATATGAGCGTTGCTTTTTATATAGCTCCATACGTAAATGCTATATGTAGAAGTGGAACAATAGAATAGAAAACATTAGTATTTAAATCTATGTTAAAACATTAGGCTTTTAAAGAAGTATTGTCTACTAAACGAGGACATTTACTTGGTGAAAAAGAACAAGTTGTTGAACAAGCAATGCGAGTTGTTACTAATGTAAAAAATAGACAAACAAAAGCACAAGAAACTGGATTAGCTACTATTGAAAATATGATAGAAGAACAAGGATTATTAAAACATAAAGTTCTTTTATTTTTATTACAACCTGGACAAGTAGATCGAAATATTGCAGGTTTAATTGCTAATAAAATTATGGCTAAATACCAAAGACCAGTTTGTTTATTAACAAAAGTAGAAATACCTAAATATAATATTAATCCAGATCTTCCTCCATGGGAAGAACAACCTCTTCCATAGGTTATCACTACATATCAAGGTTCAGCAAGAGGATGTGAAAAAGTTGGTATTGTAGATTTTAAAAGTATATGCGCGGACACCGGTGTAACAATGTATTAGACTGGACATCCTAATGCATTTGGTTTAGGCTTATTAGAGTAGAATATTCCAGCTTTTATCGAGAAAACCGATGCCGCTTTGGCAGATATGCAAGATGAAGCAGTCTATTATGTAGATTATATTTACGAAGGTGACTAGATTGAACCTATTGATATTTTAACGATTGCGGATATGTAGGATTTATGGGGAAAAGATATTGATGAACCTTATTTATGTATTAAAGGAATTCAAATAAGTTCCGATATGGTAACTATATATAAGAAAAAAGATAATACTCTTAAAATAACTTTAAGCAATGGAATTAGTTTAATGAAATTTAAAGCCACAGATGAGTAGTGTGAAATGTTACAAA